AACTTATTAGTGCTGATTGCGTTAGCTTGGATAGCTTCCCATTCTTCGTCTGTAATTTCTATGTTGTCTTTCTTAGCACCAACCATAGCTCTTGCAGCCGTTAAACACCTTGATTCTTCACGTTTACGATGCTCGTAATCCATATCAGGGTTGCTATTCAATTTCTCACGTACCATAGCCCCAGCAATAGCCTGAGCCTGTCGTTCTTTGGGTGAGTTCTTTTTAGCTTGGGTAAGCTTGTCATTTAAGGACCGTACCTCTTCTGCATAGGTAATCTGGGCCTCTTTAGATACGGGGGTAGGTTTAATACTCCTGGATTCCCGTCTTGCTTCATTAGCTAGGGATTTAAGATTGTTGGCATAGTTAGCGTATGCCATCTCTTTATCATTCCCTTTATCTCTAACCAGTTTAGTAGCATCATCTACAGTATCCATTTGATGTACTTTCTGTAGTACTAATTTACCACTATCTCTATAAACTTTTTTACCAGCATCATATAACTTCTTTTCATCACTGGTCATCTTAGAAACATCTTTGATTTGAACCTTCCTAGTTTGTCCAGTGTTACGGTATACAATTTTTCCAGCCTCCCAATCTTTTAATTCAGATGGGGTCATCTTCTTCGTATCGGCTACTTCTGCTCTTTTAGGCACGTACACTTCTGATTTAGCCCGGGATAGTATTGTAGATGCTCCACTATGCTCTGTATCAGTAATCTCATCTATGTGTGCCTGGTATGCTTTTTTAAGGGATGCAATATCGTTGTCTTTAGCACTTTGGTTATAATCCAGATGATGTTTCTCTGCATCTATAACCACCATGGAATGCTTTACAGCTTTTGCAATTTCGCTCGTATTAGCACCCCCAACAGTCATATCCGTAATTAGATTAGTAACCCGCCCCATTTCATTCTGCTTGGTATCGTTTTTCATATAAGGGGCATCGTCTGGAAGTTTATATAACTCTTTCGGATCAAACCCCTTTAAAGCTTCCAATTGGGGTGTGGATTTGATAGAAATATTGTTAGATGTCACTGGTATAACTAAAGCAGTATCACCATCGAAATCTGCTCCCGATAATCGTTCTGCAACTGTGGGATTAATACCAATAGCATCTTTGGCATTTTTCATAACAGCTTTAGCAGCCGTACTCTTATTGTTAACTTTCAATAAAGGTATCTCAAACGTTCCGCCATGAGGGTATCTTACAAGTGCTACTGTATCACCATCTTCAAATTGAGGTGCATACACTTCAGTATCTTTCAAAGATGGTACTGGCAATAACACCTGGAACGCTTGATTTTTAAATCCTTTAGCAGATAAATCTGCTGCCTTCGCATCTGTTTCTTTAGCATAATCATCCAGCATCTTTTTCTTAATAACCTGATTGGTTAAATTTAAGATCTCATCCAATTCAGATCTTTTTGACTTAATCGTGGCATCCAATTGTTGATTGATCAATTTAGTGGATTGTTTCGATAAGAATTGGGATGCTAAATTTCTTCCCCAAGTATCCCAATCACCTTCTTCACGTAATTTGTTAATAGGCGATAGTTGTTCTTTACCATCAGAATCTGTATATTTAGACTGACCACCAGCTTTTATCAAAGCGCCAAAAGGATTATCCTGATCTACTTCCATGGTGTCATGGTTAATTTTCAAACGCTTTAATACTTCTTTACCAGTCCACATATATTCCCCTGTTTTCTCATTCCAAACATACTGGGCACTAGTATCGATTGCTGGAGTTCCTTGATGTTTATTACTATTATAGATTACATCGATTCCTTTTGGAAATTCGGAATCATCACCATACATAGCCATACCTTTCATATAATTTGTACCATCTACAGCAATTCGAACTTGAGCATATAATGATCCTCCTAAATCGAGATCATTTACACCTCGCCTAAGTTCAATAACACCATCTTTGTCTGTACCACCTTCTTCAGCATATCTGATCATAATTCGACTAGAATCTAAATTAGATGGAAATTCAGGAACAAACCAAGTTTTACCCTGATCAGGTGTAAATTCTTGTATAGATTGTAAGTTATTACGTTTAGCATAAGCTTCACTATATGTAACACCAGGTGGTAACAACACCATAACGGTTGTTTTATTTCCAGTACCCATTTGTGTAATGGGGACCCAAGCTTTAGTATAACCTTCTTTTTCAAGCATAGCCATAGCAACTCGTTTGGTGTTATTAGTAACACCCATGTATAACTCAGTGTTACTGCTAACATCCAATGGTCCACCATTAGCCCAAGCTTCATCTGCTTTCTTTCTCAAAAAATCTGCAGTATTCTGATATCTATCTGTTCTTTCGGCGATTACAGGATTCAGTAAAGAACGTACCGAACTTTCATTAATACCCATTCTTCTGCCAACTTCAGACACATTACCATGACATTCATCAAGAAGTTTAACCGCCTGAGCCATGTTAGCTTGTCTTTGTGCTTTAGTCTGAATGGATATTTCTGCTTTCAAATCTGTAACGCTGTAATAAACAGGATTTCCATTTTTGTCATATTTCTTTACACCAAGCAGCATCTGCGCAATTTCTTTATCAGTAAGCCCTTCTGAACGAAGTTGCTTAAGTTCTGAAAGAAAGTTAAACTGATGTTGATATGGATTTTCACCAGAACCCCATTCAAATCTTCCGGAGCCTCGTCCTGGTGGATCATCTTCATGACCAACACCAACATGGAATAATTCATTATCCATAACTTTCATCCTCCTCAAGCTTTTCTAATATACTGGTAACCGTAACAATCTTATCCATAATTGGTATAAGTTCGTTTTGCGGATGACCAATAATTGTTTCATTGCTTTGATAAATGCGTAGCTCGATATCTTTCAAATCACTCGGTATGAGATTATACTCTAAAAGAAAATAAGCTGCGTAAATTTCAAGCTGATGTAGACTAGCTTTTGTAGTGCCTGTTTTCAGATCATGAATACGTAATATTCCATCTTTCAAAACAATAGCATCAGCAGTGCCAAAGAACCATTTTGAATAATATAGCTGTTGCTCTGGACGCATATCATGCAAGATAGCATCATTCACATACATGTTTAATGTAATGTCAATATCCGGAAGTCTAATTTTATTTTTAATCAGACTACAAGCAATAGCATGCAATTCAGTTCCTTTTTGTGTAGCGCGGTATTGGGTATAACTTTCAATCATCTTCTCTGGCGAATAATTAAGCCAGTGATAATTGGAGGCACTAAAAACAGCATGAGCATCTTTCGGAAATCGCCTACTGTTATCATGCCACGAAAAATCTATCAAGCTCATCTAATACCTCCTCTTCGTTATCAGGAAATATAAATGCAGCAAAAGACATCTCGTCCATTTTACAAACATAATAATCCTGATTTGGTTGGTGATGAGCGCGTCCATCTTTCTTAACTTCAAGTGCAGCCCACATATCTTCATACAAGATAATTAAATCCGGGATACCTTGAATATAACTTGAGTCATTTTTAAGAACAATGCAACCAGGAAATCTATCTTTCAATCTACGAATGAGATTAGATTGATATTTGTTTTCCAACATTTGATAGCACCTCCTTAAAAACAAAAAAAAGAAAAAGATAAGGTAATTTTCACTTTTTCAAGCTATATTTTACCTCACCTTCTTTTCTCCTCTACTATAGGATAATATTTTGACGCGAACTCATTTTTACTCTGGAATACCTTTTTTACGTCTTCTAAGTTCTGCTTTTAATTGCGAAGTTGAAAACTGTAATAAAGGATTAGCTTCTAACATTTTACTTTCTTCAAGTTTTTCTTTAGCAATGTCATCTTCCAGTTGATTTAACCAATCTTTTGTCATTTGTTACTCACCAACTTTCTTGAACTTTCGTTGAAATTTTTCTTGTTCTTGTATGCTCGGTAAATTGCAAGATCAATCCAAGCAGAAGATCTAAGCCGATAATAATATAAATCTTTATATGGTGTGTTAGCTCGATCAATTCTTCCAGCTGCTTGTTCTGTAACTCGATAAGAATAATTCTGGCTATAAAATATAACCGTATCTGTTGTAATACAATTCCATCCTTCACAACCTGCTGAGTACTGAACAAGATAAACCCATCTTTCACCTTCCGGTAATTGTTCATGCTTTTGTCCATTCCATTCAGCATAGTCAACTTTCAAATCTTCGCACATACTACGAAGTATGTCAAGCTCATAAGTGAAGTTATAGAATATAATACACTTATCCTTTCGGTTTACAATATTAGCTGCTGCCTGAATTCTGCTGGGATCTGAGTTCACAACTTTCCGCATAAGGTAATATAACTTACCATTCTCTGCAATTGGGCACTCATCATATGGGTCCCAACGTTCTACATAAATCTGTCTAAATTTCAACTTGTCATATGTAACGCTTACCAATTCATCATGATGTAAAGTCATACGGTTATCTTTCATACCAACTAACAATTCATCACGATGTTTCTTTAAGAGATCTTCTTCAAGATATCTTTCAATCTTTGGATACTTAGAATATCTGCTATAAACGCAATGTCTGATTTTGAATTCCGTTCGATTTCTATAAAACCCATTAGCAACAAATACCGGAATGTAATCTTCCCATTTATCCCCAGGTGTAGCTGATAACAAGATCCATTGATTCTTCTTTGCAATTTGATAGAAGGATTTTACCCAAGCGCCAGAACCAACCAAACGCTGTTCATCAAAAATAAAAAAGGCACCATACACTTTCTGATATTTTTTGATATTGTTCCAACTATCGATTGTAACTTTCACACCATTAAGTGCAGTTTCTGGCGTTTTACCAAGAACAAAGTTATAGCATTCGTCATCCCATTCCAAACTATCTCGTTTCTTTGCAGTAGTGATGATATACAAATCTCTTGGTTTTTTCATTGGTTCGTATTTACCAATACCGTTAACTTTCAAACGACCTTCACAAACCTTGAAAAAATAATAAGCTAATGCTGTCCTAGATTTACCAGATCCGACTCCACCACAAAGGATGGAGCCATTTTTCATCTGGTCGACAGCTTCAAGTTGATAGTCATATAACTCTAAAGCCATCTTTTAAACCTCCTAAGAGATAATCAACTCTTTGTTAATTCACCTTCATAATCCTCTTCAGATTCATCATATTCTTTTTGCGCCTGAAATGCTGTTGCTAAAAATTGCTCAATAAAATTAGTTGTTTGATTTTCTTTTTCTAATTTCGCAAATGCGTTATTAGTTACATTACCAGCTGTAAGAACACACATGCCTACCTGCATTGCTATTGATGAATTATGAGTAATTTTCATGGCTTCATCATATGCAACGAGATAGATTCTTGCTCGTTCTCTTATTGTTTCTTCATCCATCTTTTACTCCTCCTCATCCAAATCCTCAACATCCGGAATAGAACCATATTTTGCTTCCAGATCATCCTGCCTAATGGTACAGTAAATAGATTTCAGATAAGCAGAAATACCTGCCGGTCTTCCCTGTCTTGCCGGATAATTATAAGGACGGACAATCAGATCAGCAAACTCGATATATGTCCAATCCAACTGATCGATGGTTTCCTCATCCAGTTTAACTTTCTTTGGGTTATCGCCAGGAATCACCAGATAAGCAATCGGCGGGATATCTCCAAATTTCACTTTAACCGGTAACCAAGGCTGTCTGTACTCTTCCGGATCATCAGGCTTTGCTTTCAGATACTTCACATTCCAGCCATCTTTCTTCAACATCTCAGCATCGTCATCTGACAGCAGTACGCCGAAATTACGATTACCCTCATCATTGAAATCGTTTTTCTCTCCTCTGAAATTTTTGAAGATGAGTTTTGCACCTTCCACTTTGAAATTACTTGTTACTCTTTTTTCAGCCATCTTTCTTTTCTCCTTTTCTTAGAAAATAGTTTGAATGTTTTTATAAAAAGGGAACAAGATTTTTCTCATTCCCATTTTATCGTTTTATGCTACTTTAT